TTAATAGTCAGTCGACCCTCCATGTAAGTCAGCAGTCCCTTTAACACTCTTGCTTAAAATGTTTATTCAGGCACACCCGGGTTTGGGCTAGCTAGGCCCATATAAATTTTAGACTGTATATGTTTTAATATATTCTTCCTTTTTTCTCCTAGGTACATCTACCTCTAGTACCCCATTAACATAAGTAAATTTAATTTTATTCAAATCAAACTCTCTGCCTACGGAGAACGATCTATTATAAGTCTGTTCTTTTTCTCCGTCGTTAGTTTTAATTTTTCGCTTAGCTTTTATATAAACTTCGCGTTGATCTGTATCTGTAGAAAGGTCTAGATCATCTTTTGCAACACCTGGTAGGTCAATCTGCACGCTTAGCGCGTTTTCGTCTTGCGAAAAACGAACTTGATCACCTGTCTTGTAAACTTCTTCCAATTGATGAAAGACAGGTGTTAAGTTAAAGAAGCCATCAAAGGCTCTTTCGATTTCAGCAATTGGGTTATGTGTGTATTTAGTTAGTTTCATAGTAATATTATTTATAGTATAGTGTTGAAAAAACCAAAAAAAACTCCCCAACTTCCGAAGGGGAGTTTTTACTATTTTTGCTTATCGTCGATTTTAATCATCGAACAACTTAATTACTTCAGGCTCTTCTTCAGCAGCTTTCCCTTCTGAAGCTTGTGGAGAATTAATATTCTCGTATTGCTGTACAATTCTATCATCTAACTCTACATCAGAGATAGAGATAACTGATTTATTAAAAGTCCAATTATTTTTTGTTTTATCTCCTTTAATAAATTCCATAAACAAGTATGGGAAGGACTGAACTTGGAGTTGACCGTTTTGTGGATTAGGTTGAACGTGAATAATAACAGGATTATTAATAGTAATAGTCTCGTCATCTTCTTTTGTTACAACACCAACAACAGTACGACCGATGTGATCTGAGATAGTTTTAATGTCTGACATAATAATAATATTAAGTAAAAAATTTTAAAAAGCAACTACTGATATCTCAAAGAGTTGGCATGTTCAATAGCTGTATCGAGAGCTTCTTTAGCCTGTTTTGATAGATAGGTAGATTTATCAGATGCATGCTCTAAAGTGTCTCTCATAACAAAAACAGATTTTCGTATTTTTTCAATTTCTGGTGAATTAATCACACCAGACCCGTCATCCTCCCCATTAATCACTTTACGTAAGATTGCTAACGTTTCTAGAATTCCTTTTATTTTACCTCTATTAAAAGCTGGGTGCGCTTTAGAGGTATTATCATCTTCTGGTTTATCTAAGTAACCACCTGGTTGTACTGCCATGTTTTTATTTAGCAAATAAGTCAAAGAGTTCAACTTGAACATTTTCTGAAGGCTTACGAATAGTCCAATTTACATTTTCGTAAAAACGTTCGATAGCTTGAAATAAGATTTTTTCAAACATCTTATCATAATCCGGTTTAAAGAGACTGTTAAACTCCTCAGGATACTCATACTTAAAGCCAATACTATCCAGACCAAACTTATTAGGCTGCTCAACATACATATAACGGACTTTATCTCCTGTACTAATCGATTCATATTTGTTACCAGTATTTAATTTATCTAGAAGTTCATTATAGTAATAAGCTGATTTTACATGTATAGGCATGCCCTTACAAGTATTAAACTCATTACTCTGCGAAGCGTATTTTTCGTATCCCTTTACACCCATTACAAAAGCAAGTTCTTCCGGTGATAAGCTCTTAAAGACCTCATAAGTTTTGTTAAGTATACTATTAGTTTCTTTCAAAGATTGAGTTGAAAGCATAGTTTCAATTATCTTTTTAGCATAAGGTTTAATAGCATTAGGCATAGTAGTTCGAACTACTTCAACTCCAGTATATTTAAATTTATTTTCCTTAATACCCTCATCGTCGAGTATATGCATAACATAACGTTTTTTCTGTAAGAAAACACCGATGTCGGCTATACATTCACGCTTAAATACAAACCTACTATTATTAGTGAGAATAGCTTTTTCAGCCCATTTACTTATACCTTCATTAAGATAGTCTTCAATCTCTTGAATCTTGCTATAAGTCTCTTCGTGGACCATATCATTATCCCAAAATTTAATAATACCTTTATCTACTAGAGGGGAGATCGAAATATAAGATGAATCAGTATCATTATAAATAACACATTCTTCAAGCTCTCTATCAGATATATCTATTACTTCTTTCTTAAGGAACTCTTTAATTAATTCGTTCGAATACTTAATTACAGCCTGACCAGTTAACGTTACCGAAGATGCAATATCATCATCACCTATAGGAGCATTTTTATTGCCCATATACCCATAACAAGAGTTAATTAGAATCTTAATAACCATCTGCGAAGTATTAAGTCTTTCAACTTCATATTTAAGATCTAAATTATTAGGCTCTTTCTTTAATTTTTGCTTAGTCTTAAATAGTTTTTTCTTTATCTCAACCCGTTTATTATAATAGTATTCTAAGAATTCAGGTATGATACCCTTCTTTTTTTGACTAAATAGAAATCCAGCTTTAGATATAGAGCATTGCTCATTTTTTAGAAACTTTACAAAGTCAGGTTTACTAAGTTCAAATAATTTACCGGTAACATGCTGTATTGTTACGTTTTTATCAGTTGTTCTCTCTATTTTACCCACTTTAGTTTCCGGTGAAGTATTCAAAGAGATCATCACATTCGGATATAGAGAGTTAGCATCAAAAGAAACTACATTTTTCTTAAATCCTCTTTTAGGTTCAGCTACATACGCTCCAGGATTTTTACCAGTATCAGCATTACGAATAAACGTCGAAATAATCTCATTACGCTTACGAGCCCTAATAGTTAGAGCTCCGTTAATAACTTGAATAGTACCCATTGCACCTTCAAGAGTAGTTAACCCCACGTAAGATAGAGTTCTTAGTAAAGGTATATACTGTAATTTTTCTTCTAGGCGTACTAACAAATTAACGTCTTGAATATTATAATCAATAAAGGTATTCCAATCTTCGTCTGATAGAGTAGCTAAGCTTATACCTCCATAGTCAATTTTTCTATCTCCTAGTTCTACTTCACCGATAGCATCTAACTTATATGACTCTCTTAACTTTAAACAAAACCGTTTATAAACATCGAGATAGTCTAAACACGCAACACCATCAACATAATAGCGTTTTTGCTCTCTACCAAACTTACCTTTAATAACTCTAAAATGAACTCTTTTAAGCGGGGAGAGTCTATTTACAAATTCTTGACCTAACACCCTTTCCATCCTATTTACAATATAAGGTATATCGAAAAATTCGGAGTTCCAACCACTCAAGATATCCGGGAAGTCATTTTCGAGATATTCAAGAAACTTAATAAACATCTCTCTTTCATCTTTACAATAAACATAATTAAGATCGTCTCTTCCTTTACCAGTATACGGCTTGATACCAAACGTATGGAACTTCTTACTAAAATTATCCCAACAAGTTATAACGTTAACAACATGAGTAGGATTTTCAATATCAGGAAAATGATCAACGCTATAAGTCTCAATATCTAAAAAACAATACTTAAGAGGCTTACTCGAAAATTCTTCATTTTCATTTTGCTGCCAATACATATCTAGCAAAAATTGCTGTGCGGGAGGGCAGTTTTCAAAAACTCGTTTTATACCTGCATCATTTACAAATCTAGATCTATTATAAGCATTTTGAAATGACTTCTTTTTAACTTTAGTTCCAAATATTGACGTCTTATCCCCTCTATTATCTTCAACGTATAGATAAGGCTCGAAAGAGCACTCATGCATAACTCGCTTACCTTCACCATCCCAAGTAAACAAATTAACACAGCCTCGCCGGCCGTCATATACTACATTTCTATAAGACATCGTCTTATTATAATAAAAGAGTTCCTAAATGCTAGAAAATTTTAGTAGGTATAAAGCCGTCAGAGAATTGTATTACTTGACCTGTAGCTGCCATATATTCGATCCAATAATCACCCTGATCTTTAGTATAAAACCCCTTTTCTACTAACCTTAGTATAGCTGTACTCTGAGTATAAATGTATAATTTTGATATTGAATTATCTTCTATTTCAAATTTAGGAAAATCTTCCTTAAGTACAAAAATACAATTTGATCCTGTATGACAAACTAATTCATATCCCTTTTCTTTTCCTAATTGTACTAGTATACCTGCTGAAGCTCCTCCATTTTCTACAGGATAGACTAGTTCAGAGGGTTGTAAAAGCTTTGCAGCTTCTATAACTACTACACGTGGCTTATAATCAGTAAAATTTTTCCAAATCTCATAATCAGGTCCATCGACATCGATACTTAAGAGTACAAAGTTATTATTGTTTATATCATTTATCTTAAAATCTTTAATTATATTACTAAGTGAATCTTTATGATTAGATTCTTTATTTAAAAACTTATTAGCTATATATTTTTGTTTTATATCTTGTAAATTAACTTCTAGATCTTTATATTTTTCCTTATCACTCTCTATTAGTATAGGTATAAAATCAGAATCATCTGAATAAAGGTTGTACGTATTGCTGCAATAAATACCATCCCATGCTCCGAACTCGCATACGTAACCACTAGTAATATCTAATACTTCAAATATTTTTTCTATTACCCCATCTTCCCCGTATTGTGAAAATACGTTTTCTCTAAAAGATTCTAATTCCATTCTCTTAAATATTTTCTTTCACTAGAACCATAAGGTGTTGTAAGCGCTTCTAAATGCGATCCAATATTTTGAGGTAATTCTAAAGTTCGTTTTTCAGCAATAGATCGTAACTTATCGATATTACCAAAATATCTAGCTCTATTTTTAGAATTAAGTATGGTTCGTATCTTATGTTCAAATTCTTCCGGGGTAGAAAACTTTAAGTAACTTGGAGCTGTATTGTAAGTTTCCATATCTTGGCATAAACAAGGTATACCTAATGTACATGCTTCTAAAAATTTAATGTCAGACTTTGCATTATTAAAATTATTTACTTGTAAAGGAGCAACCATTAACTGTACGTTAAGACTACTAATAAAAGCAGGATAAGATAGCAAATCTCGCCATGGATGAAATTCTATTTTACCAGACTGAACTAAATCAACTAACTGAGGAGGGAAAGCTCCAACAAACACCCACTGATATTTGTTTACCGTCTTACGTATAATATCTCGTACACCATACATGTCATCTTTACCACCTACTTTGTTATCTACGTCATAATGAGCTCCGGAGCCAGTATATAGTATGCGTGGACGTTGTCTGTTCTTTGTAAAGTCACGTTGTACTTTCTTCTTGTTAAAAATATTACCCATCCAAAAGTTAGGCATAAAGTTTGGTATTACTGTAATTTCTTGCTTACCTGTTCTTTCTCGATATAGTCTCCTCATAAAGTCACAAGTTACTGTAACTTCGTCAACCATATTAATAATTTCAATACAATTATTTCTTACCTCTTCGGTATCAAAAGCAAATTTAAATTTATTATAGTCAGGTATATCTTCTCTAAATACAACATCATCAACTTCATAGATAATTTTAAAACCATGTTCTTGTTGTACCTTCTTAAGATGTTTTATAAATTCTTTTTGTGAATTTGAAGCTTGTCGCTGTACCTTAACACATTTTACATTTTGATACCATCTTGGATCAGCAACCATAGCTGTAGTAGATTGGGACATTCCCACACCGGTCATATTTATGACGTACTCCGGCCATATTACTCTCCAGTGACCACAACCTGAATAATCAGCTAAAAAATTTACAAATCTAGGTAGATCAGCTTCTTTAGGTTGAGGCTGATCAGGCTGTTTTTCTACTTGTATAGGTAGGGGAGCAAATGGACTAGCTATTGGAGAAGGCTGCCATGGTGAAGGATTAGGATTAAACATCGTGCATATTTAAGTTACATTTCTTTATAATCTACACGGCGTGTTATACCATTTTCTTTTTCAAGATATATAACGTCACCTGTAACAGCTTTTATAGATTCTTTTCTATGAGAAATAACAATTGAACATTCATTAAGCTCTTCTACTCTATCTTGTAAGATTTCAGTAATTAATTCAATACCCTTTTCATCAAACGAAGAGTCAAATAGTTCATCGTATATAGCTATATTATACTGTACACCACCTTGTAGACGTCTAATATCAGAAAACGTAAACAAGCAAGCTAGGTCTATAGATTTTCTTTCAGCGCCTGAGAAGTTAAAGTATGAGCAAATTTTATTTTTTTCGTTTAAAATTTCTTCTTCAAAGTATTCGTTAAATATACAAATTGAATTGGAATCTAAACGTTTAAGATAATGTAGTAGTTTACCGTTAAGAAGCTCTAATAGTTTATTTACAATATAAGATTTTACGCCTTCTTCTGAGACAACAAACTTAACTATATCTAAAGTAGATATTTGATCTCTATAATCTTTTACTACAGACTCTAAACTATCAAAGCGCTTTTTCGTTTCTACTATAAGCTCATCAAAATCAGTTTCAGTAGATTCAACTGCTTCTAAGTCTATTTTTAATTCTTCTAACCATTCTTGTAATTGACCTACACGCTCTTTAGTACCTTTTCGTTTTTGTAATGTAACCTTTGCTTCAGCAATTTTATTATGACAGGATGTAATAGCTTTTAAAATTTTTACCTTACGCAATTTTAACTCATCTAAATCAGTACCAATAACCTTTATTGATTCAACCATTCGCTCGATAGTATCTTTAAGCTTTTCTCTTTCTTTACTAATAACATCTTGATCATGCTCTTCAATACTTCTTAAACAAACTGGGCATATTTCTTCATTAGTACCCATTTTTTGATATTGTTCTTTTTTATATTTAACTTTTGCTTTTTCAGTACTAATGTGCTCAATATCATTATTAATTTTTAATTCACACTCTTCAAGCCTTTCATTTAAACTATCAATAGAGTTTTGTATATTTTCAACATTTACATCTTCGTAATTTTTAATGTCGTCAAGTAGCTTTTCTAATTCTTGATTATTATTTGCTTCCCTTTCTAAATATAACTCTTTTTTCTCTTTACGTTTTTGTAATAGTTTATCTTTTTGATTAGAGTAATTATTGAGACTTTTAGATACCTCATCTAGTTTAGTTGTTTCTGTATCATGTTCTCTCTTAATTTCATTATATTCATTTCGCAATGTAGAGAGCATAGTACTAAAAATCTCCATTCCAAAAATATCTTCAATAAACTTACGTTTTTCGATTTTATTTTTAGCCATAAAAGGCACTGCATTATTAACTGTCATAATAACACAGTTTTGAAAAATAGCTTGCGATGCACTTAAAATTTGTGCAATATATTTTGTAGTATTGCTAATACTGTCTCTAGTTTTATCAATACCATCTTTAAAGATGTATGCTTTTGATGGAGATAAGTTTCTAATTATCTTATATTCATTAGTACCACTAGTTGTAGTTACTTCAAAATCTAACTCTACATGAGTTTTACCGTTAGTAAGATTATTAGGTATAAGATCTTTTTTAATCTCTCTTAAAGTCTCGCCAAATATAGCAAAATAGATCGAATCAGCAATAGTACTTTTACCAATAGCATTTCTTCTATCAGGTTTATCTCTATTTTTACCAGTTATAACATGCAAACCTTTTTTAAACTCAACTGTAACCGGTTCATCTCCTACAGATAAGAAATTTACTATCGATACTTTTTTAAAGTCTACTCTTTTCATACAGCGATAAGGTATAATCTATGATATCCTTCTTATTGTTAATTTCAAGTAGATTAATAAATTCTTCAATGGCTTGTGGAATATCAATGCCTGATAGATCTTCTTTATCTTCAACGTTATCTATCAATCGATTAAAATTTATATCATAATCTACTGTAAGGTTTTTAGGTTTAAGTAAATTTAACTTCTTAAGAAGAATATCCATATCTTCTTGAGATATATTCATATCAACTTTTAGCTTTACAATATTATTTGATATGATATCAATAATTCTTTTAGTAAAGCTTCCTTCTCTTACTAATTCCCCTAATGTAATTTTCATATAATTAGGTGAAATATTATTAGGAGTAAAATCATACTCCATTCTATCTAAATCTAAAGTATAAAACCCTTTTTGATTTCCTGCATCACCAAAGTCCATTTGAAATGGATTACCACAATATAGAATAGTACCCTTACCAAACCTCTTTTCATGTCTAGTATGAAAATGACCCGATATAATAAGTTCACCTTTCTTTAATAAGTCTTTTACTTTAACACCCTCTTCGCATACTTTATAAGTATTCATTTTAAAGGTTTCAATTTCAAAATGACCGAATATGACGTCACTCTCAGGTATATCTTTAGGGTTAGTATTCCATGGACAAAATGTAATCGTTTTATCAAAAGATTCTATAGTAACTGGCTTATCCAAAATAGTTACATTTTTACGTCTTTTAAAGATCGATAGCGAATTTACATCAGTACGATGCTTATAGTAGATATCATGATTACCGGTAATAGCTATAATATTAAAGCCTGATAAGATATCTAAAATATCGGCTGAAACTTGTAATGTATTAACTGATATTTCGCTTCTATTATGATGCCAGTCACCACAAAAGATTAAGTCTTTAATATTCTTCTTTTTACATTCATCTTTAAACCAATTAGCCCATTCTACAGCATACGTATGCCATTCTGTACTATTGGAATGAACGCCTAAATGAAGATCTGAAAATATAGCGAACCTAGGCTTACTGATTGTACAAGTCATCTTCTTCATCTACCGGTTTGACGTAAACAACACCTCCACCGGTATACTCAGGATTAGACATATATTCCTCGTAAACTTTTTCTTTGTAATTAGAGATAGCTTCGTGATGTTTTTTCTCTTTCTTAATTCTATTAATAAATGCGTTAAATGCTATAGTAGTAAAGTAAGAAAATGGATTAGAATTACTTTCAAACTTGTATTTTTTATGCTTTAAAGCAGCATACATTTTAACTAATGCATCGCCGATCATATCATCTTTATAAGTATAATTAATAAAATTAGAGTTATAGCTTAAACCATAAGCAATTTTTTTAATATTTTCTGCTAAGTCATCAGTAAGTATATCTGAATCATAATAATTTTTTAGCGAAGCTTTAAATACTTTAGGTTCTATATAATATTCTGTCTTCTTTTTGGATTTGGCCATATGGTATAATTATAGGTTAAATTTAATGTTTTTCAACTAATGTTCTTCTCAACATACTTGATCTTCTCCCGTTCATAAATTTCTTTTCTTTTTTCACTATGACGTATACCATAGCGAAGTCTATCGCAAATATCAAATATAACTAGCTTATCTTTAGAATCATGTTTTCTAAGACCCCTTCCAATAGACTGTACCGTTCTTACAAATGATTTACCACCCGCGGCGAAGATAATATTATGTATATTCTTGATATTGACACCGGTAGAGAAGATAGAACTCATAGCAACACATATAACGTTGGTTTCTTTCTCCATTATTCTCTTTATATCTTCTCTAGTATCTACTTCTACTTCACCTCTAATAAAATAAACTTGCTTATCTTCACACTGTGTAAGGTATTCGGATAGATTTACACCATGAGAAATATGGTTAACTAGTATAAGAGTATTGTTTTCTAACTTGCTACATAACTGTGTTAAAAACGTATTTCTTCTATCACTTTCATAGATATAATTTAATTCAGCCCTATAACCATCTACCCCTTGATATATTGGATGGTTTTGATATTCAATATTGACTACCTTTACAACTACGTTAGCTAAGTAATCTTCTAGTCTAAGCTCATAACTTGATTTTTCATATATAACAGGTCCTAGCTTACCAATAATAGACCACTTATCTAATTGATCCTCTGGCAACGTACCAGTAAATCCATACTTATTTTTGGTTTTAATCTTAGATATAATTTTACTTATTTTATTTGTAGCTTTAACCTTATGACACTCATCTACTATAAGTAAATCAATATATTTCATCCAGTCATTATCTTCAAACTGACTCTGTATTATACCTATGTTACATATAACTACATTAGCAGTTAAGTCGGGTTTATTTTTACCCGTCCATTTAGTTAATTTAAATGATGTACCACAATTTAAAAACTCATCATAAGTTTGTGTAACTAATCCCAAATCAGGTACCAATACTACACATTTAAAAACATCTTTATTATCACTATTTCTAAAATAATTCTCAATAAGGGCTGCAGTAGTGAAAGTCTTACCAGCACCAGTACCTAGAACACAAGTACCTCTACCTATTTTTAAAGCTTTTTTAATTACTTCTTTTTGATATTCTCTTAATTCAAATTCAAAATCCTCATAAAGTTCTTTCGTTGTACCTGCATTCAATTCGTTTTGTAACTCTTCTTGTACTTCAACATCTACAGTAATTTGCTCTTTAATTAAGTACTGCCTTATTTCCCAATATATGCCTAACTCACAAACCCCGGTATTAGATATAGCATATTTTCTTCTCGGTACAAATCTAGAGTATCTCCTTGCAAATCTTGCACCTGTATTTTCTACAGAAAAATGCTCTCTAATTTTATCGAATAAAGAGCTATCAGAACAAGTTATTCTTAACTTACCTGTAGCACGAATATAACTAAACTCAATCATTATAATTGTTCCATTTTTTGTATCTCAACAATATTTTTTATTTCATATCCCATAGAAGACATAATTTTCTCTACCTTTTCAAGATATTCAATTATCATATCTCTTTCTTTTATAGCATCATTAAGCTTAGTTAAACTTGAATGACCTTCAGCAGCTGATTCAGCAGCAGATTGAGTAATCTTTATAGGAGAATCACGTACTACTTGCTTAACCACTTCTTTTTTAAGAGATTTCTTTTTAGCTAGTAATTTATTACGATCAACTTTAGCTTCAATAAGTCTCGCTACCCAGTAATGCTTACGAGAAGGAAGTCTTAATTGTGATTCTTTTAGGTTAAAATCATCTAAAACTAAATCTTTACCTATTTCTTCTATGTATTGTTGAAGTAATTCCACATATATATTATAAATATAAGTAGTATGAATTCTACTTCAAAATTTGCTAAATATTTTTATAGATCAATTAACGAGGATGTAGGTACTGGTGCTTTTGGTGATGGTCCATCAACCCATATGCGGAATGTGAACGATGAGGGTGGTGGTAAGCAGTATACTAATACACCGGGAGATGCTAGACTAGCTAAGCCATTAGGTAAAAAGAAGAAAGGAGTTCAAAAGCGTATGTTGCCAGAGGGTGAAGAGGATAATGAAGTAAAGCAAAAGTTTTCAAAAAAATATGCGGATAAAGTTGAAAAGGAGTTTGCAAAGCATGTAAGGTTAAGAAGTCCAGATGGAAAGTTAGGGGTAAAGTTACCTCCCGGTAATAAAAAGGAAATTGAAGATTATAAAAAGAAGGGGTATAAAGAAGAAGAAGCAGAGGATAGATGTAAAAGGAAAGCTGATTCAGTATATGGAAATAAAACTTCTGCTTATAAATCCGGAGCTATAGTTAGGTGTAGAAAAGGAAAAATTTGGAAGAAGAAATGAGCGAGTTTGATAGGTTAGTTGAGCACTATCTTGATGAAGCTAGTGACTCATTACGTCAGTGGTTTAAAAGAGGCGGTACTGACCCCAAAACAGGTAAGAAGTTTAAGGGGTGGGTAAATTGTAAGACTGGTGGTCCTTGTGGTCGTAAGTCTAAAAAATCAGGAGGCAGTTACCCTGCTTGTAGGCCTACTAAAGCTGCATGTAAGAGTATTAAGGGAAAAATGTACAAGAAAAAGGGTCCAAAGCGTGTTAGTTGGAAGAAGAAAAAGAAAAAGAGCGAAAATGCAGAAGATGTACATAAGCCTGTAAAACCTGGTATACTTAAAAGCAGGCTAGGTAGTCTTTCCTGTAGTAAAGTACGAGGAGCTAAAGGTAAGCTTAAAAATAAAGGCACTCATTATGCTAAAGCACTTCAACGTTATTTAAATTACCACTGTTAAGCATAAATATTATTATGGAATTTGATGATTTAGTAAGGGAGTTATTAGAAAGGACTGAGTATCCTCAAAAAGCTGCTAAAGGAAAGCATTATAACTCGCAAGGTAAGTTAAGAAAAGGAGATGCTGGTGCCGATGGACCAGGGGGCCCTAAATTCCGAATGAATCCAAAACATTATTCTGCACGATCTGATGAAGAGGATCCAGAAGAAGATGCAGAATATAGAGGAAGAAAAGTAAAGCTCAACAAGCCTACTAGAGGTGACGTTAAGAAGTTTAAAGTATACGTTAAGGATCCTAAAACTGGTAATGTAAAGAAGGTAAACTTCGGTCATGGAGGTACTTCTGCTAAAAGAAAAGGTGAGAAGACTATGAAAATTCGTAAGAGTAATCCAAAAGCTCGTAAATCATTCAGAGCTAGACATAATTGCGATAATCCCGGGCCAAAGACTAAAGCTAGGTATTGGTCTTGTAGAAAGTGGTAGATTTAGGTCATTGGGAGGGGGTTCTAGAAGAAAACGCAGACCTACCTTACGGTTTCATTTATAAGATAACTAATCTTACTAATGATAAGAAGTATATTGGTAAGAAGCAATGTCAATCTATTAGAAAGCGTCCTCCTTTAAAGGGTAAGAAGAATAAGCGCCATCAAAAAATAGAAACAGATTGGAAAACCTATACTTCCTCATCAAATGAGCTTAATAAAGATCTTGAATCATTAGGTATGGATAGTTTTAAGTTTGAAATACTTAGATGGTGTCATTCAAAATGGGAGTTGAGTTATTATGAAGCTAAGTTACAATTTGAAGAGGAAGTATTAACTCGAGATGACTACTATAACGGAATTATCAACCTCCGAATTGGTAAAAGAAAACAGTAATTTCTATGATCCTGTTCGGAATGTAGATATAATTAATTTAAATTATTACTTAACTAAGTCATTCAATGAGTATATTTTTCATATAACTGAAAATAATTTAAAACTTTCGCGTACTGATAAGAACAAATTAGGTATTCATTTTATAATAAAAGAGGTTATACGTGCTTGTAAGTCATCGAAGTATAAAAAATATTTTTATTATAAGGTTGAATCGGAAAAAACTATAGAAGAATCTTTAGTAAAACGAATATTTAACTCATTAACTCCTAATATTATATACGATAAGTATACGTTTGATGAGTTTGTAAGTGATAGAGAATCTGATTACCACGTTATAACTGATAAATTTAATATATCGTTAGCTAAATTCCGTAAGTTTCTTAAAAAGTATGAATTAAAGCACTTAGAAGCTGAATTACTTAACGATATGAATGTAAAACTGTCTCTTATGACATAAATATATTCATGGATAAGTTTCTTGACTTAGTAGAAGATCATACCCCTGATGATTCTGTAGATAGAAACACTAAAGCTAAATTAACTCTATTAAGAGTTTTATTGGATAAAGGTGTTAAAGTTAAAAATAGACCAATGTCTAATTTTTTACATATTATGGATGATCAGGGTAATAAGTATAAGGTCAGTATTGATAATGTAGAAGATGATGAAGATAACGATTTCGATCCGGATGAAGCTCATCATTATCCGGGGTATGATCCGAATCGCCCACTCACTGCAGAACAGGAAAAGCGCAGACAAGAGGTGAACGCTGAGTTTAAAGAGTTTCTACGA